CCCATTCGTATTCCCTCAGAGAATCAGCATAATACCTGTAAGCAGTGCTTTCGGGTATCTTGTGATCTACTACAAGAATGTCAACAATATCTTTTCTTTGTAGTTGCTCTTCAGGTTTTTTATCTTCATTAGAAACAAGTAACTTCTGGATGAAGTCAGTTGCCTTCTTTTTATCCATCTTCCTTATCCTGATACTTAAATTCTTTGTTATAGAATTTTTTATGGTTCGTAAACTGTTCTTCAGACAACATACGGAATAAATCAAAAATATCTTCTGACTGAATTAAAATGTCAGAATCATCTTGGTTTTTATGTTTATCACAATCAATTCCAAGATTCTGTTTAAACAGTGTCCAGTGTCCGTTCTCATCATGGAATAATTGATAAACACCTAATAAACCTAAAGTAGGTTTTTTATTAGCTACTGATTCATCATAAGCATCAAAGAATTTTGCAAAGATAAATTCAGATTCAGTTCTTTTCATTGTTAAAGTTAGCGTATTTAGTAAAGGTGGCTTCAAACGCATTAAATAGTATGGTTTGATTATCTGGATCGGCTTGAGAATAGCAAAAAGCGAGGGAAGCTATAAAGCTGCCCCCGAATCTATCCATGTTGTCCAGTGCGGTATATATCTGTTGTTTGTTCACAAGTAACCGCACCCTTCTTCGCCTTCCAATTCGTAAAACCAGTTGACGGAAATAAAAGTACCGTCACTGTAAGATTGCTCAGATTTATTTTCATACTTGGATCGTAATGCTTCACAAATGGGTTCTGGTGGACTCCACGCAGTATCAAAAGTAATCTCAAGGAAGTTCGTATCATCTTGTGTGATCTTCACTTCACAGGCAGGCCACTTCGTACCCCAGTGCTGGCATCTCCAGTCGTACCATCTATCATCTTGCCTACCAGTAGAGGCAAATTTTGGACAATCCCATTCTTTATTTGGATCGGGTGGTATAGGTAGTTCTCCTAGTTCTCCCCTAGTAAAAAGTGGTTCTCCACTAAATCCGCTACGTTTTTCATGTAGTTCAGATAGTGGAGTTACTGTCCAGTCTGGTTCGGGTATTAGAGCATTAAAAGGATTTTCACCTTCAAAAAGTTCTTTAACTTCTTGTATTGTTTTGGAGTCGTCACCTTTAACTCGGACTCGGTTGAATGTCCAATTTGGCATAAGTTACACCTCAGTAATTAATTGTGGATTAGTGAACATT